GACGGTGAAGTTCGAGAAGTACATGGGCGAGGTTTCCCTCACCATGGAAGCGATGGAAGACGGACTCATCGAGATGAAGGCCCGAGAAATCGAGGACCTCGCTCGTTCGATGGCTGAGAAGCTGAACGCCGAGGCTTTCGAGCAACTCTCGAATAACCTTCAGACTTCCTCCAGCGACGGAGCAATCGGTGACAGCAACGAAACGATGTCCTTCAGCGACATCACTGAGGGAATCAAGGCCCTCTCCGAAGACGACTACGACCCGGACCTTCTGTTCGTGGACGTAGACGCCTACGTTGACCTCCTCACTGACAGTAACTTCAACCGCGCTACCGAGTCTGGTGACGAGGTTGTTCGTACTGGTGAGGTTGGCGAGGTTGCTGGCATGACTGTCATCCTCGACACAACGCAGGAGATTACGACTGGTGGTCACGGCGCTATTGCTGTTGACTCCACTCGCTACGGATACGAGCTTACTCGTACCCCGATGTCCACTCGTGAATACGAGGAGCCTGAGCGTCAGGCTGACGTGGTTCAGGCCTTCACCCGTAAGGCGTGGACGACAATCTTCCAAGAAGCGGCGGCGCAAATCGACGGATAACGGTTTTACCGTACTGTCCAACGCTCTTAAACTAACTGGATTAATATGGCATACTCACCAAAATACGTAAACCTCGAAGACGTTCCCGTCCGACAGGTTCCCGATGATTACGACAAATCGGAGAAAGAGGATGCTCTCGAATTTGCTGAGGCATCCATCGAACTTGACGTATACGATGGTGAGGCGATTCCAGCGGATGACCAAATTCCACAAGTAATCGCCGCCATTAAGCAAAAGGCGACATGTGAACTTGTTAAGGGAGCAGAAGACCCAACCTCGACAAAGCTCGGGGACTTGGAAGACGGCGGCACAAACAAGACGGATTACGCTAACTCTTTCTGTGACCGATACGACGAAATCGTGGATAAGATTAATGACTCTGGAATCCTCGGTGAAGAAAGTGGCCAATCGACCGACCCATACGTTTACACAACCAGTGACCCTGACGGTGATTGCTGATGCCGATTCAATACGATATTGGTCAGATTTCGGAGGATTTAGAAGACTTCCAAATTTCGCTCAGAGCGATTGACATGGACAAGGTAAAGGAGAGAACACTTGAACGTGTTGCAACAGAGATGACAGAAATGGTACGGCAAGCTGTCGTAGCAGAGAATGACATCATCTCTCCTGCAATGAATAGTCCGAACGACAGAGGAGATGGACCGTCAATGTCAACACGTGACGCATGGATTGCAGAAAAGAGTGGTGCGAACAGATGGACTGTTCGGCCCCACCCAAGCGTCCGTCAGCGAGCCGTCGTCCTGAACTTCGGCTATCCGGGCACGATTACGCCCACCAGTTCAGAGTTCCTGTGGTTCGAGTTTCAGGGACACCCCATCTCCGTCAGGGAGGTTGAGGGTCCTGATGAAACAGGTTACTGGCAGGCCGCGTTCCAGCGAATAGAGAGCAGTGACAGGCTTCAGAAGATTGCAAGCGAAGAACTCGAAGAAGAGTTTGAGGATTCACTCTAATGGTTTCACCACGAGACTCGATGGAGACAGTTGCGAAGGCGGTCGCAAAATCCGGTGAACTCCCGTCAGAGATGAGCCTTCTCTTGCAGGAGGCCGACGCCGCGAGCGATGATGCGGATGTTGACCTCCCATTGCTTGAGGTTCAGCCCGTTGAGGTAGAACACGTGGTCGTGCAGAACACTGACCTCGTGGGATATGTCACGGACGACAATGGCAACAGAACTGGTCGGATATTCTTCTCCGAGTACGAGATGACGATTTCACTCGACATCTGGACGACCAAGAATGATGGGTACGACCCTGACGACCTTGGAGAAGACCTCCGGCGCGCACTCTATCCGTATTCGTCATACGGACCACAAGAGCAGTTTGTGGACGATGACAACAACCCTATCGACCAAATCACGTACTTCCGTCTTGGGACAGGTCAGCGAGTAGACGACCTAATTCAGACACCAACTGTACGACGGTGGTCGCAGGAGGTCGAGCTATGGGGTTGTGAAGAGTTCCGCACAGACGAAGACTACATTGCTACCGTGGACTTTCCGAGTCCCGGTGGTGGATAGATAATGACGTATCCGGTTAGTGGAGATACGTTGGACAGTACGACTCAACCACTAATGACAACAGGTAAATAATATATGGCAACAACATATGGCAGTTTCCCCGGTGTACGAGTAGAAGTTGCCGGTGGTGGCATTACAGCCGTTTCCATCGGTGAGGAAGAGAAGCTCGTCATCTTCGGTGAGGCCAGCTATCAGAACGACGACGACTTCAGTGCTGGAGACGGCAATGAAGACCCACTCGTCGCAACGCTGGATGGCTCTACCGAGGACCCGACGAAGATTAACGCACGCCGTGAGGCAGACAGTAACTTCGGTGACGGTAGCGAACTGGCTAACGGAATGCGAGAAGCTCTCGGGAACGGCGCAAACATTGACTTCCTTTACGGAGTCGCGCCGAAGCGTTTCAACGTTCTTGACGAGGTTCAGTCCACGCAGAGTGGAACACTCAACAACGCACCGCTTTGGGAAGAAGACGTAGCAGATGAATCGAACATTTCGGCACTCGTAGTTGAAGACAATACTGGACCTGTAAGCATGACGGTCGAGTATGACTACAGCAGTCCGCCGTCTCAGCCGAGCGCGGCAGATACGGTTTCCGTCAACCCGCTGACCGGCGAGTACGCCGCAGACGCGGCTCCTGACGGTGACTACGAGTTCGACTACAAGTACCTTGATTGGCAGAGCGCCTTCGACGCAGGTCCCGTTACTCGGGTCGTGCAGGAAGACGAGACTGGTATCTACGACGTGCTTAGCGACTCGGACGCTGTGTCCGCTGACGCAAACAGCACGGCTACCACTCGTCGTCAGGCGTTCCAGCTTGTTAACGTCATCTCCGGCGCTCAGCCGAATGACAACGAGCTTATCACAAGCGACGACAACGCGCTTGAGAGTGACCACTCGAACTACACGCGACGTGACGCACGGTTCGATACATCCACGTACTCGCAAGGGTCTGTGGACGCGGACCACTACTTCAAGCTTGCGCCCGTTCGTCAGCAGAACGTACCGGACACGGTACTCGGTGGAGTAGGTGGCCTGTTCGCTGGTAATCCTATCAGCGACCCCATCTACAACGACCCGGTTTCGGGCTACGCCGACCTCGGACAGAGGTTCACGAAGGCTGACGCTGACAACATGCGTGCAGAGAACGTTATCCCTATCCGTCAGGCTGGCTCGATTCGAGTGAAGGACAACAAGTCCACCTCGACCGAGACTGACTGGGAGCGTGACTTCTGGCGTCGTCGGATTGCTGACCGAGTTATCCTCATTGGTAAGACCATTGGTGACACCATCATTGGTCGTATCAACGATGAGCGCACTCGTGACGCCGCCGCTCGACTCATCCGAGCCGAGCTTCGAGAGCTTGTTGGGGACCGACTCCTCAAGCCGAACACAGCCGACGAAACGAACTGGTTCGTTGACGTGTACGAATCCTCGACTGACTCAGACGAGGTAAAGATTGACATTGGCTTCACGCCGTTCGGAATCGTCAAGCGGATTGACGAAACCGTTACAATCAACACGTAAAGAGGTAACATAATATGCCATTCGAATACAACGACAAGCAGAAAGAGACAGGTGTAGACGTAACTCTCGAAGTACCGGGCGGTGGCGACCCCGTTCCGATTACGAGCGTTTCGTTCTCCGAGGAGGCTGAAACCAGCGAGGTTCAGTTCAACAACTCCTACTCGCAGAACATCGCGGTAACTGGAGTCACGTACTCCGGTTCCTTCGAATCTGCTGGACGGAACAACGACCTTCGAAACACAGTTTGGTCTGCCAGTACTGAGAGCGAAGAGTTGGACACAACGCTTCCAACGTATCTTTCGAGTATCACAATCATCGATGGTGACGATGTATCGTACACGTTCACTAACGTACTGATTACGAGCCACTCGAAGGACGCTCCCGCTGACGACCGTACCACGGAGTCTTACGACTTCACCGCAGAGCGTCTCGTAGTAGAGTAACGCTAAAGTACGGGTGTAAGGCAACACCCGGTACAACCCAAGGTCCCATCGACACACCACTATTTTGAGGGACGGACGGTTGAGTTATTTGCCGCATTGCGATAACCACCATTACTAATACAACAATGCCACAAGACAACGACGCAGTAGCTTTCTACGACCGTATCGTAAAGGGAAAAGACAACGACGACACTATCACGCTCGAACACAGTTCGGGCGAGAAGCTTGAAGGTGTGGAGATGAAGCCGGTCAGCAAGCGCGTGCTTGCATCGGTTATCCAGCGCCTTCCAGAAGAGATGTTCAACGCCGTCGAGGAGACGGACGACTACGACGAGGCCGAGGACGAGCTTGAGGAGCAGGGCATGAGTGCCTCTGCTGTAACGGAGGCGACCGTTGCGGCATTCGAGGACCTGTGTGCTGAGTCGCTCAGCCACCCTGACCTTACGAACACGCAGATGGAACACATCATCGAGGCCCTCGGTTTCGAGATGCTGTTCAGCCTTGGTGCGGAAATCATCGAGAAGTCCTTCGAGAAGTCCGGTGACATCAAGGATTTTCACGCACAGCAATAGGCCAACATCTCTACTACGCGCTTGAGGCAGGCCATGGTTTCAGTGTCGAAGACCCTGAAACCGGTACGAAGCGACAGGCCTTTGCCGATGAGCTAACACAGCCGCAACTTGAGTTCTTCTTCTACGCGAAGGAACAGCGCAAGAAAATGCGGCGAGAGAACAGCGATACTGGCGGAAGTGCAAGCACTGGCAAAGCAACTAAAAACACGACACACATCACCTAATCTAACAAATGGCGAGCGAAAGACTTACAGCAGTTTTCGACGCAGTTGACAATATCAGCAGTACTCTTGAGAAGGTAGACGCATCTTTCGAGAATCTTGGCACTTCCGTCGAGGGACTGTCTAACGATTTCGAGGACAACATGCTATCTTCGCAGGGTCTTCAGCAAGCGCAGAATCGCTTGTCTGACGCCGCCGATAAAGCCGACCGCTCGTTCGAGGGCCTGACACGAGCGATGGCTCAAAACTCTGCCACATCTCAGGCAGTGAACAGAGCGTCCGAGCAAGTTGGTAGTACGATTGACGACCTATCAACTGAGGTCGATGAGGCCCGTCGCTCGTTCGAGAGTCTTTCTGTCGTGCAGGGAATGAGTACTGCAACTGCCGCGACCAACGCGGGCGCGATGCAGATTGCTGGTAACATGATTGACGAGATGGGCGACGATGCCCTGAAAACTGCTGGCCAGATGGGTGTTCTGAACACCGTCATGCAAGAGCTTTCGCTCTCCGGTAGTGCGCTTTCGCTTAACATTGGTGCGTTCAACGTTTCGCTTCGTAACCTTGCACCACTTGTACCTATTGCGGCATCCATGGGTTCAGTTGTCACAGTCATGGGGGCCTTTATCAGTTCCCTTGGTGCGGCGACTGTCGCTCTTGGTGCGTTCACAGCGGCAGGTGCGCTCGGATTCATGGAGGATATGCAGAATGAGTTTGACGGTCTGACCAACTCCGCAGAGACATTGGAAGCGGTGATGGGTGGAATCAAGGACCTCTTTGTCGAGGCACTTGAGCCACTCCGCTCTGCGCAGAATACAGAGTTCTTTGTCTCTATTATCGAGGGGACGGCTGACTTGGTGAACCGTCTGGCGCAAGCGATTAGTCAGATGCGTGGCAACTTCATGCCGCTATTCACAGGCATCTCCGACATCATCAGTGCAGAGTTTGACGCCATCGCTAATGGCATCAACGACATGATGGTAATGATGACGCCTGTCATCCTTGATTTCTTCGAGTGGTTCATGTCACGCTTGCCTTCGGCACTTCGCTTCATGGCTCGCGTTACGCAAGACCTCGCTGGTCCGATTGGAAACCTTGGTACATCACTGCTTGACCTGCTGACCTCGATTATCGAGACAGCGGTTCAGATTTTCCAAGGCCTTGCACCAGCGTTCTCGGTCGCACTCGACGTAGCGACTGCACTCGTTGACGTTTTCAACACGCTTAGCAACGGCTTCCTACAGGCTACTATCTTTTTGGGTGGCCTGACGCTCGCCGCAACAAAGTTCGTAGGAATTGCTGACACGCTTGCGAACGTTGGAATCAGCGCGGCGAACACGTTCTCACAGTGGGCTACTAAGGTCGGTAGTGTCAGTAACATTATCCCAAGCCTTAACCAAGCACTGGCGAACCAGTTCGAACACCTTCGCGCTCTCGGGAAGGTCTTGATGGGCCACATGTCTGTTCAGGAGGCATCCGGTCAAGTTCAGAAGGACTTCAAAGAAGAAGTTCAGGAGTTCGCTCAGGCGCTCCTTGATGCAGAGGTTGGCGCAGACGAGCTACGTAATAAGCTTGTCGAACTTCAGTTGGCGATGCGGGATGGCGGAGTCGAAGAAGGTCAGGAGAAGCTTGAGGATTTCCAAGATGAGCTTGACGAGACAAGCAACAAGGTAGACGAGGCTACAGCTAAGGCCAGCGGTGAGATGGCTGAGGGCATGGACGAGGCAGGAGAGGCCGCCGCGAACGCAGGAGAGGCCGCTTCTGAGGGCATGGAAGAAATGTCCGATGGAGCAGACGAGGCGGCAGAGGCGGCTGAAGGCACGACGATGAGCGTCGGTGAGTTGATGGCCAACATCGACCGAGATGCAGACGACGCGGCTGATTCTGTCAATGACGCAGGGACAGAGTTGGCTAATATGCCAACCCCATCCAGTGAGCCTTCTGATATTGTATCGGAGTTTTCTGATGAGGCTGACGATGCCGCAGACGCGGCCTCGAACCTTGGCGAGAAACTTGGACCAGAAATGGCCAGCGCCTCGGACGAGGTAGTTGAGGCCTCCGACAATATTGTCGAGGGGATTGACGGAATCTCTCGAAGTGGTGGCAACCTTCAGTTCTTCGGTGAGGATGGCTTCACGAGCGCAATCGAGCAGTCGGACGAGCTTAATGCCGCCCTCGAAGGAATCGAGTTCGGTAAGGTTGACACATCTGAGATAGATGTCGATAACGTCACTGACCTTCGGAATGAGCTAATCGGCGCAAGCGACGATGTTGTCGGACTCGGTGACGATATGGAGAACGTCGGTGAGATTCTGGAGACAGGCGCTATCAGTGCTGGTCCGAGTGAGCCATTGTTCAGTGACGAGACTGGCGAGGCTATCCAAGGAATCGGTGACTCTGCGTTCCACGCAGGAGACGCCATTGACGATGCGGCCATGTCGTCTGAACAGATGACAGAGAGTTTCGAGATGGCTGACGAGGCGGCAATGGGTCTTATGATTCCAGACCGTCTCTCTGGCGAGGCTCAGCAGGCCGCAGAAGCCGCAGACCGTGCTGGAGACTCACTTGAGTCGATGGACGTGGCCGAAGGATTCGGCGCTCTTGACGACGTTGAAGGACCCGAGTTCCAGCGAATTGACACGTCCAACCTCGACGCAGTTAAAGGCAAGTTCCGTGGCGCTATCGATAGCGCACAGGCCTTCGGCCAGCGTACCAGTGATGCAATGCGCAATGCTGGTCAGGGTATAACGAACTTTGCTGTCGGCGCAGGAGACGACATTGGTGGCGCGGCTGGCTCAATTACAGACAGTCTTGGTACAATCAAGGGTGCGGCCAAAGAGCAGGCGGCGCTACTCAAGCGAAGCTTTGTTCAGGCCGGTGGTGCGAGCGGAATCCTTAGTGCTGGTGTGAACAAGGCAAAGCTTGCCATGGGCAAGATGAAGCGGACTGCGCTTCTTGCCGCAAGCAATCTACAGCTAATGGCGATGAGTGCATGGCAGTCGATTAAGGCGCTTACAGTTCAGGCGGCAACCGCCGCACGCACCGCTCTGAAGAACTGGTTCCTCGCCTTCTCACAGGGAGGAGTCGTTGCCGGATTCAAGGCCATGGCCGCGAGTGCGTGGGGTGCTGTTGCCGGACTAATTGCCGCTGGTGCGAGCGCGATTGCGACAGCCGCGTCCTTCGTCGCAGGACTCATCCCTGCAACGATTTCGGCTGGTCTTGCACTGAACACAGCGTTTGCTGGTATCCCGGCGCTAATCGGTGCGCTTGTCGTTCTTGCAGGACTCGCAGTCGGTGTCCTTGGTAACATGGATGGTGTTACCTCTGGACTGAAGGGAGCATTCGATGGCTTGAAGAACGCGATTGCGCAAATTGGTAACGCGCTTCTGACAGTTGGTGTCCCGGCATGGAACTTATTCATCGACATCATGGAAGCTATTCTTTCTCCAGTCTTCGCTATCATCGACGGATTCAAGCTAATCGGTGAGGCGCTCGGATTCACGTCTGGTGAGGGTGGACTGCTTATGGGAATCATCGGTGGATTGCTGGATGGATTCTCAGCACTTATGGGAATCATTGGTGGAATGCTCAACTTCGTTGCACCAGCGTTCAGTTTCATCGGTGACTTGATTTACACAGCAATTATCATCCCATTCCAAATTGTTGCTGGTGTCATCTCAGGCGTCATCGATATAATGCAGGCTCTCGTGGCGCTTGCCATCGAGAAGATTCCGTTCATGTCCGAGCTGGTGAACGGATTCAAGATAGCTATTGAGGCAGTTCAGAACGCCATTGCACAGATTCCGGCGTTCTTCGATACTGTCGCACAGATGGTCAACAACATCATCGGAGATATTGTTGGCTTCATCTTCGACATGCTTCAGCCAGCCGTCGATGCTGTTAACACACTCATCCGTGGAGCCAACAAGGTTCCCGGTGTTGACATCGACACAGTTGGACTCGAAGACCTTGGCGAAGCGCAAGCAAGCGATGCCCTCGAAGGCGCACAAACGAGTGCGGCTGAGGTTCGGGAGAACGTTTCCTCTGATGGAGAGGAGGCAGACGAGGAGGTCGCAACAGAACCGGACGTTAACCTCTCACTGGAGGACAGTGTTGAGAAAAACGTCGAGGTTCAAGCTGACCCTGAAGACAAAGCACAGCTCAGCAGAATCACGAAGGACGCGCTTGAAGAAGCGAACTCCTTCGCTCGCAGACAACAAGGTGGTCAATAATGCCAAGCTATAAAAACGCATATACAAACAATCACGTAGATTTCGAAATTACTGACATCGTTTGGGAAGACGATTACATCGAGCAAATCAGTGGTATAGAGATTCCAGAAGAGCGGGACGAAACGACTCAGGAGAATCTTCGTGCGCTTGGTCCAAGAGGAGAGGCACTAATCGATGAGCGAACAGAGGCAATAGAGGAAGCCGAGGCCCTCGCGGAAGAACTTGAGACGAGCATTCTGTTCGAGTACAAAGCGCCAGCAATCGCTGTTGACACTGCTGGCCGGTTCGCAACACACGAGATTACCGGTGGGTCAACCGTTCGTCAGAAGATTGGTGAGGAGCCAATCGAGGTATCAATCAACGGTGTCGTGAAGGAGCCGACCGCCCGACGATTGGACAACCTACGAGACGCGCAATTTGGAACGATTCTCTCGAATCGACTTCCCCGTGGTTCGTTACAGGTTCACTTCGCTTCGACCAGTACGTCACCGCTTCAGGATGGTGGCGCTGTAGCGATGGATGACGACGAGTTCCTTTACACGTTCGACATGTCATGCGTCGAGGTGTTCGTATGACACAGATTTTCAACGACAACGTTCAGGTCAGCCTGACAATCGACGGTGACGAGTGGCACGTCGTTGACGCAGAGGTCGAACTTTCACGAATGGAGACACCGAACTACGTTGACTTGGTAATGGTCCCTGACCCGACCGAGACTGAGCCAAACCTCCCGTCACCGATTACTAACCTACTTGGCGCAGACTTTCGCCTTGAAGCAGATAACAGGCTGATTACAAATCGTGATACTGACGCTGAGGAAGATAGCCTACTGTTCGATGGAAGCCTCGCTAATATTTCTCCGACCGGGGAAAAGACGTATGAGGCGATTGCTTACAATGCGGCACAGCAAGCGTTTGCCTCGACACAGGAGAAAGGTGGGAGCATTATGAACGAGTTCATCGACCTCGGTCTACCCGAATATAGCTACAACGGCTATCAGTTTGGTGGAATTGGTGCTGGTGGAACATCGTATGAGGTTCAGACAATTCAGGCAACTGAGTTAGTTGAACGTTGTATGGATGAGTTGGACATCACTGACTTCGAGATTGAGCTTGCTGATGGCGGCATCACAATTGAGGGCGACAATGGCTCGTACACTGGTGGGTACGAGAGAACGCTATTTTTCTCGGAGTCTTTTATAAAGGTATCGGAGGCGCTCGATGCGGCACGGGAGGCCACCGAAAGTGAGTGGTGGTTTGACAAGGAGGGCACGTTCCGTTTTGGTGTCCCTCGTCCAACAAAGCACGAGCTTCAGTTTATTACTGATACATCTGCTGGAAAGACGACGCCGCCGTACCAATCACTTCGCGTCATTGGTTCTGGAGCCGCATCGCAAGAGGGATATTCTCGCTCGTCCATGAATATCGAAGACAGAATCAGCATCGAGCGGAATATTGCACAACGGGAAAATGGCGACCCAACCATCGCTGAGGTAGAGGAGGGTGAGGAGCCACTTGGGACAACCTTCGAGTATCGAAACCTCGAAATCAGCACAGACGAGCAGGCTGAAAGTACTGCGCAAAGGCTTGCCGAAGACCTCGCGGAACAGCAGGCTGACGGTACTGTAACCGTCGTTGGTTTCCCTGAGATAGTCCCGCTTGATGGAATCCTTATGCCACAGGCACAAAACGACGAAGAGCCAAACTACAACGCGAATCAACCAATGGGTGGCCGAGCCTACACTGTGTACAAGGTTGTACACAGATTGAATAGTAGTGATGGATTCGTCACAAAGTTGAACGTTGCTGGAGTGATTGGTGCGACATCAATAGTTGTCGAGTCAACAGTAGATGCAACATCGAGAGAAGAATTAACAACAGAAGAACGGCAGGCATTTAGCGGTTCGGGATAACTAATGGCACAATTCGAACGCAATCAGCTTTCACTGATTAAGAAACAAATTGAAGAACAGGTCCGACTACCTCAAATCGGCGTAGTCACACAGGTGTTTGAACACGCCGCAATAGACGATGACTCGAACTGGGAGGTGACTGTTCAGTTCGATGGCGGCGTGTCAGAAGAGAAACGCATACCGTTCCACAGTCACGCAACTGGCGCAATAACTCCACCGAAGAACGGTGACAAAGTTCTTGTCATCTACACGGCAGGTAAGTCACGTCGTCCGATTGCACTGTCCGTAGGATGGTCTAACACAGACCGACCGCCACTCGGACAAGCTGGCATGTATCGGAACGAGTTCGAGTCCGACTCGTCTCCAGCAGGTAACGGAAATCTGAACATCACTGGCTATACGAAGTATGACGAGAAGGTTGCGAGCGAGGATAAGCGCAACCTGACGCCAGAGGAAACCTTCGTTCAAATATCCAAGAACGAGCGTGGTGAAAACATTGAGCCGTCTGCGGCAGGCGACCTGCCAGCGAAGGTAGAGATGTACGACTCACCCTCGACCGACGAGGCGTGGATTACTGTCGAAATCAACAAACGCGACGGTGCTGATTCTGACGCCACGTGGGGTATGAAGTTCAATATGAAGACTGGCGCAGTCAAGCTGGTTGACCCATCGGGCTACGGAATCGTGTCAGATGGCGACGGGAACTTCACATGGGAGTACGAGTCGAAGAATGAGAATCAAGTAAGTGGTGGAGGTTCACTGTCACTATGATTGCAGAATCAAAAGACTTAAGTAGCTACAGGCCCTTTACTACAGTAGAAACATTTTTGGGGTTCTACAATGGCAGATGAGTTTGGTTCGGGCATTGCGCTCGACCAGCAGTTTGACCTCTCAGTTGACAGCACTGGAGACATCGAAGCAACCAGTGGCGTCAATGAGTTACAGAAGGACCTCGCCTTCAATATGGTGCTTAACCTTGAGCGTTTCCTTGGGGAACCACCATCTGGAAATCTCAATACGAGAGTTGCCGACATTGCTTCGAGAGTCGCACTTGCTGACGTGAGAGTTGCCTCTGTATCCGATGATATAAGCGTTAGTTTCAACGAGACACGAGACGAGATAACAATTAAGATGTCCGTCCGAACATCGGACGGAGAACAGAACTTGGTTTTTGACGTATGACACACGAGCCACGAACACAAGAAGAGATATACGAGTCGCTACGGTCGTCCCTTACTGGCCAGATTGCAAAGCTGACGAACTTCACAGACCGTTCGTTTAACTTCGTCTGGACACAGGCCTTCGCAGAAGAGGTCCGAGAGCTTGAAGTTCTCGCAGTCGTCTCTGAGTTGGCGGGATGGATTGACTACACAGGTGGACCGATTACAGAAGACGACCTTGAGCAACTGGACATCGCTGACGACATTACCGCCGAGGAAGTCAACGAGTTCATGAAGGACGACTATCTTGATGAGTACGTCAAGATTGTCGGTGTCACTCGACTGCCCGGTTCTCGTGCAACTGGTGACGTGACGTTCACAACACAGAGTGCGAACACAGAGATTCCGTCAGGAACCCGTGTATCGACAGTGCCGGACTCTGACGGCAATACAATCGACTTCCTGACCACGGAGCAAGCCGAGACTTCAACTGGCGTCACGACCGTCACAGACGTTCCTATTCAGGCCGTCGATGTTGGGACTGAGTTTAACGTTCCGGCGAACGAGATTGTTCGACTGGCCGACCCACCGATTGGTGTGAAGGGTGTCGATAACCCATCCTCGACAACTGGTGGAGAAGCTGAAGAGTCGAACGAGGAACTACGCGCTCGTGCGAAGACGGCTGTTCAGTCGTCGTCACAAGGTGGAACTGCTGACGGTATCAAGGGGTACATTCGACAGAACGTCGAGGGTGTCGGTCAAGGAGACATCATCATCGACGAGTTTACCGACCCGTGTCCACCATTCGTTGACGTAATTGTTGACGGTGGACTTGACGTTGACGTGAGTGATGCAATCGAGTTCTCTCGTCCGACAGGTATTCGACACAATCTTATCCGACCACAGGTTGTCCAACTTGCGTTCGACGTTGACGTACTCGGTACTGACATCGGGACAACAGACGTTGAAGAAGAAATCGAGGATTTCCTACTTAACCGAGGTATCAGCGAGGAGTTCTATCAGGACGAGCTTATTCGTCAGATAATGAACTCTGACCCTGACATTCTCAACATCGACAATCTCGGTGGGACCGTAGAGAAGGTCACAAACGAGGTGTTCGATTACATTACAGACGTGGATGCCGCTGTTGCTGATGACGGTGGGACAACGACTGACGAGACGGCTGAGGCGAACGACGACGTATCGAACGACATGACGCTCCTGCCGTCGTCGCCAGCAGTGGGTGACGCCTACTACTTCGGTGAGGAGACTATCTTTTCACAGATGGAGCTTAACGTCAGCCAAGCTGGTGCTGGAACGTGGGACATCGTATGGGAATACTACGATGGCTCGGCTTGGGTATCACTGGCTAACGTCACAGATGGTACGAGCGACTTTCAGTCGTCTGGTGTCGGGACCGTCTCTTGGGACATTCCGAGTGACTGGGTATCCACAAACGTCGGCGGTGTCGATAACCTGTACTGGGTTCGAGGGCGACTCGATACGTTCACCTCGATTAGCACACAACCGCTTGGTCAAGAGGTTGACATCGACGGCTCTGGCTTCACGCTCGACTACACGTATGAGAACACGAACGGAACAATCACGATAGCCGACAACTCGGGCGGCACCTATACGGAGAACACTGATTTCATTACAGTTGACAACACTGGTGACGGGTGGCCAGAAACGGTTGTCTGGAGTGGTGGAGCAACGCCCGACGAGGACGAGCAGTTCTTCGTAGACTACGACGTGACTGTCATTGGCTCCACGACAAATGGTGACAAGTACACGACTGACCTCGTTAGAGACGAGGCCTTCTACTGGTCTGACGATTCGACCGAGACATTCACATACAACAATACGCAGGACTTGTACGAGATGGAAGAGGTCCCGTTTGACAACAGTACATCCATCGAAGACGCGAGCGGTGACACCTACGTAGAGGGTACGGACTACGACATTATCGACAATACTGGTAACGGTGTTGCGCAGACTATCGACTGGACTGTTGGCGGAGGCACGCCCGACAACTCTGAGGACTTCACAATCACATACGAGAAGAAAGTATACGTTCCAGAGTACGAGATTGTCGAAACACCGAAGGGTGAAATCACGGACGCTTCTGGCGACACCTACGAGCAGGACGTTGACTACGACATTATCGACGTGACACAAGACGACGAAAATGATGCAATCTCGTGGATTACTAATCCGGCAAGCCTCGGTGACGGAGAGCAATTCTTCTTCACGTACTTTAACGAGGGAGACATCAACTTCGGAAACCGGGAGAAGGCTGACCCCGGAACAATCAGCGTAACACAGGTATAACATGACCCACGACCACACTCCGAGACTGCCTGATATTTTTCCACAGGGAGAAATCAACGTAGACGACGAACCGCACAGGTACGAAACATTCGAGGGAGATGCGGGAGACGTTCTACCGAAGACAGAGTACACCATTGATAAGGCTCCCATCTTCGAAATAATTGAGGTCACGGGTATCTACAATGGTAGTACTATAACCTTTACGAACGGTACTGACTACTCGCTACAAGACCTTGTTCGTGAGCAGACCGACGACTTTACGTTCTTCGAGGACGACGACCCGTATACGCTCACTAACGAACCTGACCTGAGCAGTACCGTCGTCACTGACGCATCGGGCGACTCGTTCACCGAGGACACTGACTACGAAATCATCAATCCTGATGGAATCGACAGAAATACGCTCCGATGGCTCGATGGTGGCTCCAGCCCTGACGACGAGGAGGACTTTACAGTTGAGTACACTGTCACATTTGCTGACTCAATTATCAAATGGGACACCAACGAACGCACGCCGGATGCTGGCAGTTTGTTCTACATCTCCTACAGGTGTGACTCGGTTATCAGTCGATACATCGATGGTGCAGACGAACAACTGAGGACAATAGAAGACGAGCTTGAAAAGGTAATCGAGGGTAAGTTCGTTGACTCTGCCGAGGGGCAGGAGCTTGACGAGATTGGAAAACTGTTCGGAACACTCGGCAAGCGAAATGGACGAACTGACACACAGTACAGGATTTTCCTCAAGTCTGTTGTTCAGTCCTTCGTCTCACGTGGTACTGTCAATGGAGTGAAACTTGCTATCAGTGCGGCGACAGACGTTCCACTTGACGACATTACCATCAACGAGGATTTCGAACAGAACGAGTACGAGGTTGTTGTCATTCCGCAGACACCAGTTGACGGAAAGCTGCTCGAAGAGGTCGCGGAAATTGCAGACCCGTCTGGTGTCGAGCAACTACTCACTCGTTTCACGCCAGCGCCGGACGAAATGCAGGTCAACGATATTGTCTCCTTCACTGAGGGACAGACTATCGATGACTCGATGTTCGTCTCGGACGCTATGGCGACTCCTCGGGTCGATTTCTTCGAGGATGCAGAGATTTCCGACGCTGTAGTAATCGACGGAAATAAGTTCACAATCAGTGTTGACGTTGCTGGCTCTGACGATACGGTCGCGCTCGACCCTAATACGGAGACTGTGCCTGACAGCATGGCCGCTGACGACGAAGGTGTGGCTAATCGGGCAGAGGCGAGCGACACGCTCAACGTGAGTGACGCCTTTGCCATTGACCCACGGACAA